AGGTCATTGATTGGATAAATCCAGCCATGTTATATTGTAGCTGTCAGAAAAGCTACTGGAGAAACAGCCATGCTGATTTCTTCCGCAACCTTTTCTCGAAACCATTTTTCGCCACGGGCTGCCGGATGCCACCGACAGCCCATTTTTTGTAGGCAGATTCCAGCGATTCGTGCAATATACATTTTCGACAAAATTACTGAACTGCCTTTAGGCAAAAATCCGGTTTCTGCTGGAAAAGGCCAGCCTTATAAAACTATCCATGAAGAAGCAAAAAGGCGGTACAGATGAATACAGTAGCTATACTGACATCTATTTTAGGAGGTATGGCGAAAAATGAAATATCTGTTTGTAATAGCGCATCCAGATGATGAAGCTCTGGCAGGAGGCGCTACGATGCATAAGCTGGCGGCAGTAGGAAACGAAGTAGCCGTATGCGTCCTCAACTCTGTGTCTGATATCAGATGCAAGGATAGCGAGAGAATGATGGATGAAATGAAGCTCTCTCATAAAGTTCTCGGAGTAAGCAAGACATATGTTGGGGAGTTCGAAACCATGCATTTCAATGTAACCCCGGAGCAGGAGCTTGTGGAGTTCATAGAGGATGCAATCAGAAAGTTTGAACCGGATGTTGTAATCACGCATCATCCGTCCGATCTGCACAATGACCATCATCATGTAGGGCTTGCATGCACGACAGCTGTTAGGCTGCCTCAGAGACAAGTCAGAACGATGAACAGGATCAAGGAGTTTTTGTATATGGAGGTTCCTAGTAGCACAGACTGGGCTGTAAGCAATGTGCAGGACAGCTTCATCCCGAATGTGTACTCAGAAATAAGCAATGCTGACTTTGAGGCAAAGATTATGAGCCTTGAAGTATATACAGAGGGAACAGTACTTCGGCAGGCACCGCATCCCAGGTCAAAGGAAGTGCTGAAAGCTATAGCCGTAAAGCGCGGCAGCGAAGTCGGCTATTACATGGCAGAAGCATTTCAGCTCGTATTCAAAGGAGAATTATAATGGCGAAAGAGAAAAGGATTGAGATGTGCAAAATGGTAGCTCGTGACATCAAGACGGGCTTCGGAAACCCAAGGAAGATTACGAAAGCCAAGCGTGAGGAACTAAAAGAAAGCATACTTGTGCATGGTGACTTCGGAATCTTTGTTATTGATGAACATGACAATATCATCTGTGGAAACCAGAGGCTGTCAGTCATCATGGAGATTGATGAAACCACAGTACTGGACTGTAAAAGGCTGATAGGTTACAGCAAGTCGGAGCTTAAAGCTATCAATATCAGAGATAACACCCATGCCGGTGAATGGGATATGGATATGCTGGCAGAATGGACAGCCGATTTATCTATGGACCTCGGGCTTGATGAAAACGAACAGGACCTCGATAAGCAGAAGATAGATGATATGGAACCGATCCGGTTCGAAAAGTACAATTATGTCATGATCGTCTGCGACAATGAGATTGATTATAATGAGTTGATCCGAAATCTCGGATTGGAGAACAGGAAAGTCAAGATCGCCAAGAGAAAGATAGCAGCCCGTGCGGTATGGTATCAAGACATGAAAGCACAGATTATCCCGAAAGAGGATGCTGGAAAGCCTCGAAATCGGATAGCACAGCCGGAAGACAAGAAACAGAACAAGAAGAAAGCCGGAGGCAAGGAGGATGAAGCATGATCCTCGCAAGCCATCAGCCGAATTTCCTGCCGTATCCCGGATTTGTGTATAAGATGTACTGCTCCGATGTATTCACGCTCTCGAATGGAGTACAGTTCACAAGGGGTGGATATCATAATTACAATTTCATTGACGAGAACGGGCAGAAAGCCAAGATAACGATTCCGGTCAAAAGCCACTCAGACAGAATATGCGATGTAATGCTGGCAGATGACTGGGATAAAACGAAAGTAAAGATTCTGAAACGGATTGCGCAGGATTATCACCGCACTCCGTTTTTTACTGAATGCTTCTCATTGCTGGAAACAGTATTAGGAGGTACATATACTCACTTATGGAAGCTCAACAAGGCGTTACTGGTGTCTATTAAGGAGTTTTACGACATCCGGTGCGTATTTGTTGACGAAACAGACCTTGAGCTTGGGTACGAATCCCCGAATGAGGATATTATAAGCATCTGTAAGCAATTAGGAGCAGACAGATACCTGTCCGGTGCAGGAGCACATGAATACTTGAATGAAAGGATGCTACTGCAACACGGCATTGAAGTCCTCTGGTCCCGGTATAAGTCGGAAGCCTATGGCAGCCGGATCACTGACGGTAGCATCCTGGATATGATGATGCTGAAAGGAAAGGAGATACCGGACAGCTGGAAGAAAGATAAGGAGGCATATCATGAAAGAAAAGACATTTAATGTATATGTCCCAAGCTACAAGAGATATGATGATAAGGTTCGAATCTACGACCACCTGGAATACTGCACATATGTAGTGAGGGAGTCGGAAGCTGATCTATACCGCCAGTTCGGTATTGATAAGTTGTGGGTCGTACCGGATAAGATGATTGATAATATCCATAAGGTGCATCAGTACATTATTGACGAAAGCCCCGAAGACATCATCTGCATCATTGATGATGATGGAAAGCTGATATACCGGACGGAGACCACCAGAGACATGACGCCGGAAGAGGGTAGCATGGAGCTGGAAAGGATAGCCGTCATGATGGATGATCTAGGACTCGGATATGCTTGCACTGATGCAATACCGGCTCCGTACTATTATGTAAGCGAGTTCGTCTTCAAAGGTATGTGCGGAGGATGCAAATGGGTGAACAAGGAAAAATTCAAAGCCAAGGTTGATCCGTACTGCTATTACAACTTCGACCTTGATCTTGAATTACAGGAGCTGCTACATAACAGAATCGTACTGAAACCGCTGTATTTCATCGATATCGGTGGACAGGACACGAATAAGGGCGGCAGTAATGTTGACAAGAACAAGGAAAAGCGTATGTCCGGTATAGAGTACACCAAGAAAAAATGGGGCAAGTACTTCGGATATAACTACGAAAACAACAAGGCCAGAATCAATGTAAATCGGTAAAAAACCCCGACTTTCAGCTGAAAAACCCTTTACTTCCATGCTCGGTCTGCTATCGTAACGACGGTGGAATATAATCCAGCAAAGGAGGCGAAAATATGGGTTATCAGATGGTAACGAAGCATGGTCACAACTTCTGGGTGGTGGCCTCATTGCTTCAAAAAGCAATCAGGAGAGGAGATTTCAAGAGAGCAGGGTATGCGGCGAACGAATTGTTCGACGATTACAGCTCGTTCCTGTGGAATCGCCTCTTTATCATTTCATGCGAAGACTGTAGGGCTCCGGTAACACGGGAGATATTGGCACTGCATGAAGTCGATGAAATGATTAACAAGAACAAGAAGAAAGGCGAGAAGAACAAGATTTTCATCGGGAAAGCTCTCGTCATTCTGCTGGAAGCGTGCAAGGGCAGAGACGGCGATTACATGGCTGACTGCCTAATGAGGGAGAAGAATCCCGAAATGCGAGCTGATCCGGCATTCAATCAAGACTTCGATGTATTGAGCCTGTCAAAGGTGGAAGTTGAAGGGGAGATATTCCCCGATTATGTATTTGATCCGCACACGCTCCAGGGCAAGAAGATGGGTCGGAACTTCAAGAATTATGATTTCGACTACATTGAGCAGAAAGACATGAAACCGCAATGCAAGCAGCTAAGCCTGTTTGATGGTGAACCCTGGACATATGATGATATGTACGATGAAAACGGCGAAAGGACGCTTCCCGGATATCAATATGAACCGAAGCCTTTCGGAGCCGGAAGAATGGAGAACGACTCGAATGATAAGAAAGACTGATATCGTTCGTGAGGCGGTGGAAGCCGGAGATTGGAAGAAAGCTCTGCGGATAGCAAAAGACTTCCGGATCGGCATCACCGCAGATCAGAGAGACAGAATGTCACGGGCATACGAATGCATGGTGCACCCAGTCTTCTATCAGCAGATCGGCACCGACATTCCGGCAGCAATAGCAATTGGGAAGCAGGTGGTGACTGATTTGTATGGATAGGAGATAACTTATGGAAGATGCAAGATTACTTTCCGGCGGCTATGTAGTGCTGCCGCTGGCTACCTATGAAGCATTGATGAAAAGATCCGAGATGAAGTTCGTTCCGGTAATGAAGACGGAAACGACGGACCCGAAACCGACCAAGAATGATGATAAGGAAGAAAAAGCTTCGGCACCGGATAAGGCGACTGAAAAGAAATGCGAGCGGAAGCCGGACCAGGCAGAAAAGCTCCGCAAGATGGTACGGGCCAGAGAGGTAGATCACGGAAAGGTGAATGCACTTCATAGGGCAGGCTGGTCGGCAAAAGACATAGCCGATGAAATGCATATTTCCATAGCTACAGTATATAATCATATAGATAAGTGACGGAAAAAAGCATACAAGAAATTTTATGGAGAGACTCATGAAGATATCATGGGTCTTTTCTTTATGGAGGCGAAAAATGAAGTATAGCGTGAATGAGGAGTACCGGAAGATAGGGCAGTCGGTAATCGAGCAGGTGGAAGAATTGAAACACCTGGCGACAGCCGATTGCAGGATTGAATTTCTGGCATCAGATAATAAGAAGACCAGCAATGGCAAGGATGTGCTTGGTGAATGCGTAAAGGTGCAGGACTTGTACAAAGAGTTCTGTCCGTATGACTTCTTGATTATCTTCTACGACCCGAATATACAGGATTTGACAGAAGATCAGCTCAAGATTCTGGCTGAACATGAATTGCTGCATATAGGATATGAATATAAGGAGAACGGCGAACCAAGATATTTCGTCCGTCCTCATGATTATGATGATTTCAAGCAAATTACTGACAAATATGGCACAGATTGGGCTAAAAAGCCTTGAATTGTCAGTAAGAATACAGTAAATAGTGGCGAAAGGAGTGCAAGGCGTGGCAAACGAGAAGAACCTTGTCCGAAATGAGGACAGAACTCCGAGCGAGCGCCGAAGAAATGCCTCAAAAGCTGGAAAGGCATCTGGCGAGGCTCGAAGAAAACAAAGAGACATGAGAGAGGCCGCAAAAGTCCTCATGTCAATGCAGGTAGTTGGCGACAACAACAAGAAGAATCTGGCGAACTTTGGTGTAGCCGAAGAGGATCAGAACTATACGACAGCTATTGTTGTAAGGCTCATGCAGAAAGCTCTGGTTGATGGAGACACGAACTCGATAAGACTGCTCGCTGAATTGACCGGGCAGATATCGAAGAACGGCTCTCTTACACCGGAAGAGGAAAGAGACCTCGAATATGCAAAGAGCCTTGCAAGATTGGCGATAAACATCCCGGACAACGGCAGAAATCCTTCTAGGAGTACTGCAATAGGTCCACAGGCAGGTCCGCAGACTATGTTCATGTGCAGTCCTGCCGATATCATTATCTATGGTGGAGCAGCCGGTGGAGGCAAGACATACGCGTTGCTTCTGGAAATGCTCAGAAACAAGGATGTACCTGGCTTCGGTGCGGTGATATTCAGACATAATTACAATCAGATCACTGCAGAGGGAGGCTTATGGGATGCATCCAATAAGTTATTTTCGCAGGTGGATGATGCAAGCCCTAGAAAAAGTCCGAGACTACACTGGCAGTTCGAATCCGGCGCAAGGCTTGGCTTTGCTCACATCGAAAGGGAGGAAGACCTTGCAAGCTGGCAGGGTACAGAAATTGCATACATAGGATTTGATGAATTGACGCATTTCAGCAAGCATCAGTTCCTGTACATGCTCTCTCGAAACAGAACTACCTGCGGAATAAAGCCTTATGTGCGAGCAACCTGCAATCCAGACTCAGACAGCTGGGTAGCAGACTTCATATCATGGTGGATAGACCAAGATACAGGATATCCGATACCGCAACGCTCTGGTATCATGCGGTACATGGCTGTTCTCAATGATACGATTTACTGGGGAGATACAGCCGAAGAACTGGAAGATTTGTACGGAGTAACCGAGGATGACTGCAAGACAGTCACCTTTATTGCGTCAAGGCTTGATGACAACAAGATTCTGATGCAAAAGGATCCAGGATATCTTGCTAATCTGAAAGCCATGACAGAGGTAGATATGGAACGACTGCTTTATGGTAACTGGAAAATCAGACCAAAGGCCGGCTCGTTCTTCAAGCGTACGCAGCTACGCAAAATGCTCGAAGAAATGCCACACGATCTCGTTGCAGTATGCAGAGGATGGGACCTTGCAGCTACGGACGAGGACGAAAACGAAGATGCAGCATATACTGCAGGAGTATGTATCGGTCGCACATCAGAAGGCCAGTTTGTCGTATTGGACGTTATTCGCAAGCAGATCAAGGCTGGCGAAGTAAGAACACTCATTATGATGACTGCACAGATGGACAAGAAGAAATACGGAAAGAAATGCCCCGTACGCCAGAGACTGCCCCAGGACCCCGGACAGGCTGGCAAAGACCAGGCGCAATCATTCCTAAAGATGCTTGCCGGATTTGATGTACAGATCAAGCCAGAATCTGGCGATAAAGCAACTCGTGCGGAGCCTATGGCTGCACAGTGGCAACACGGAATGTTTGATATTGTCGAAGGCGAATGGAACGAGGAGTATCTGAACGAACTTGAATCTTTCCCGGATGGTAAGTGGAAGGATATGGTGGACGCAGGAAGCTCCGCATTTAGCGAACTGACTTTAGGCATGAGCAATATCGCCGGAGGTCTCGTATACAACAGACTATCGGAAGTGTTTATGTCAGAAGACCAATCAGACAATCCGTATATCTTAAAGAAAGACAAACTGGCTGAATACAAGAGCCAAAACGCTCTTGGAGAAATCCATATCGGACTGGTATTCGGTGTTAATGGTTCTGGCAATGCCCTTGTGGCAACCACGAATTTGAATTACGAAGCAATGATAGTCTTGAAATCAGTTCTGTACTCCGGCGAATCGGTTGATCCGGAGACAGTAACAAGTAGATGCATAGACTTCATACGCAGCATACGTGATGAATATGGATATCTGACCGGAGTATACTGCGAGAAAGGTGAGCAAGTAATGCGAAGAAACCTTAAGAATGCCCTTGCTGAGCATGACATGGGAGACATTAGGGTTGGAGCAGCACTTGATCGCAATCTTGGAGACCGAATTAACACAGTCAATAAGCTGGTAGCAAACGACCGATTCTATATTGTTGAGGATGAGGCGGTAAGCATAAGCACAGCCCTCATGACGGCAACGTGGGATGCAAAAGTAAGCGGCGGCACACTCGCACGTTCACAGGAAAGCGACCAGTTCAGTCTCAATGCTTTCGAATACTCTTTTGAAGGAGATATGAAAAAGTATGTTGATAACATCAGTTAGGAGGATATTTAAGTGTGGATAACAGATATGATAGGAAAGGTGGTGAATAGATTGTTCCCAAGAACACAGATTGAGAAAGCACTCGGATCAAGGGTGGTCGTATCTGACAAGATGGAACAAGCCATCAGCCTATGGACGAATATGTACATAGATGAACCACCTTGGAAGAATGATAAGTGCAAGACAATGAACTTGCCTGCCTCCATAGCTCACGAATTTGCAAGACTGATAACGCTGGAACATGACTTCCAGATTACAGGCTCGACATTTGCTGATTATCTCGACTCTCAGATGCACAGAGGATTGAAGAACTTCAAACAGATAGTCGAATTCTACTGCGCAAAAGGAGGCGTTGCCATGAAACCATATGTCAGCGGCACGAACATTGACATCGATTTCACACAGGCAGAATGCTTCTATCCGACAGATTATGACAGCAACGGCAAGATAACAGGAGCTATCTTTGTAGATCAGTTCCGTTCCGGAAAGTATATCTACACAAGGCTGGAGAAGCATCTATTCTCGTCCAACCAGTTAATTACAGATGAAACCGGAGCAGAAAGGATCACAAACACCTACACGGTAACAAACAGAGCATTCAGAAGCGAACAGCTGATGACATACAATGCGGATGATTATACCGAATTGTCAGCGCAGGATCCGTTCCGTGAGGAGATTCCATTAAGTACAGTTTCTGACTGGGCAGGACTCTCGCCGGAGGAGGTCATCATTGATATTGACAAGCCCTTGTTTGTATATGTTAAGGTTCCGGCTGCAAACAACGTCGACACGAAATCACCTCTTGGTGCATCTGTATATGCTAAAGCAGTGGATGCAATTAAGATAGCAGACGAACAGTACAGCGAGAGTAAGTTTGAATTCGAAGCACTCGAAGCAGCAATAGATGCAGACGCAGACCTGTTCAAAAGAACAAGAGAAGGTAGACCGATATTGCCGACCGGATCAGAAAGAGTGTTCAGAACTTACGAATCAAGGCAGGGTGATAACGCCCAGCCATTTCTGCGTGAGTTTGCTCCAAGCTTCCGAGACGGCAGCCTGTTTAATGGCTTGGACCACTATTTGAAGATAGTGGAGTTTCTTGTGGAGCTTTCGTTTGGCACGATCAGCGACCCGTCATCTGTAGAAAAGACAGCAGAGGAGATAAAGACATCAAAGCAGCGTAGCTACTCAGCAGTCTGCAATATGCAGGATGCATGGGATGAAGCGCTGCATGATTTGGTCTATGCTATGTCTGTCTATGCTATCATGTACGGCCTTGCTCCATATGGAGCGTATGAGCTGTCAGCAACTTGGGGAGACGGCATCTTAGAGGATATCGACAAGGAGTTCAACAGGCGTTGGATGATGGTCAATGCCGGAAAGATGAAGCCTGAGAAGTTTATGGCTTGGTACTTTGGATGCTCTGAACAGGAGGCTCTGGAGATGATGCCTACATCGACTCCAATGGAGTTCCCGGAAGAAGAATAGGAGGACATAGCCTATGCTGACACCGGAATATCTTGCTGCCTGTGCAGCGCAAGCGGAGGAAATGTATGCTAGGCTGAATGAGCAGATCACTGCTGATATCTGCCGAAGAATCATTAAGACTGGCGAAATTACAGATACGGCTCAGTGGCAGCTCAAACAGTTACAGGAGAGCGGAATGTTAATGAATGACATTCTGACTGATGTAGCGAACGCCACTCCGTACTCCGAATCGGAACTTATGAAGATGTTTCGTGATGCAGGAGTAGCAAGCGTCAGATTCGACGCAGCTCCGCTTATAGCAGCAGGCATGAATGTTGATACTGGATTGTCAAAACCCATGATGAATGTTCTAGAAGCTAACCTGCGAAGAACAAACGGAGATTTGTCGAATTTGGCAATGACAACTGCCAGCAACGGTCAGCAAGAATTCATCAACGCAATGAATGAAGCCATCATGAAAGTGCAATCTGGAGCATTCGATTACCAGACGGCTATAAGACAGTGCGTTAACGATTGTGCTCGTATAGGAGCAAAGGTAAGTTATGATAGCGGAAGTCAGCTCAATCTTGAAGCGGCTGCTCGAATGAATATCTTGACTGCTGTTAATCAGACAGCGGCAAAGATCACGGAGATGAATGCCGAAAGGCTCGGTGCTGAATACTATGAAACATCAGCTCACGCCGGAGCCAGACTGGAGCACCAGGAATGGCAGGGGCAGGTATTCAAGATAGAAGGCGCAGATGCCGATTATCCAAACTTCTATGATGCGACTGGGTATGGCGAAGTAACCGGATTGTGCGGAGTCAACTGCCGTCACAGCTTCTTTCCATTCTGGCCTGGCATAAGCAAGCCTGCATATGACGCAGAAACGCTTGATAGATACGCAAACCACTCAGTTGAGTATAACGGCGTGGAGTATTCAGATTACGAAGCTAGCCAGATACAGCGCAGGATAGAACGCTCCATAAGGGAAAGCAAGCGAGTTGTAGAAGGATATAAGGCAGCCATAGAAGAAGCAACTGATGAAGCTACAGCCAAGTCATTGAAGCAAGGACTCACTGATGCGAGAAAGCAGTTGCAAGCAAGGCGCTCTAAGCTAACAGATTTCTGTAACCAGACGGACAGGAAGAAAGAATCCATAAGGCACAAAGCTTCCGTATTTGTTCCGGCAAAGCCAAAGATGAAGATATCGTTCCCGGATGACATAACATCCGTAAAAGGTGTAACTGTCGATGTAAAAGCGACACTTGACAAAGCGATGAAAAAGCTTGAAAGTGAGTATAACATCAAGTTAAGCCAGATTGTTGTAGAAAAATGCGACAAGGGAGATGTGTTTGTCACCGGATATGTATCTGGTGAGGGCAGGATGGCTATGGTTGTTAACCAGGATGCGGACTTCGACAAGATAATAGCCAGAATGGAGAAACAGTACGAAAGAGGCTATTTTGCCGGAAGGACGCTTGAAGACTATGTGGCTCACGAAGCATTTCATGTTATGCTTTATCAAGACTGCTTGACAGATGCTGCATTTGAAGCAAAATTTGCGGAGGTAGAAAGCTGGGCTCCGGTGCTCAAAGGAGTCTCAAAATATGCAGACAGGTCAACTGGAAAGGTAGCCAATGAAGCGCTTGCGGAGGCTTTTGTTAGAATGAGAAACGGAGAACAAGTCAATCCTATCGCAGAAGCTCTTGTTAAGAAGTACATAGGAGGTTATGCCAAATGAATTTAATTGGAAAGATGAAAGGTACAACCGGATATAGAATATCAAGATGCGAGATGTGCGGAAACTTCATCGACTTTGACAAAGACGGGAATCCGTGCTGTAAAGCGTATCCGAATGGCATACCGGAAGACTTCGATATCTTCTCCGCAGACATGGAGCAGAGAAAATGTTCGGATCAGTACAGGTATAAGGAAAAGTAAGTATCCCTACTGCTTTTTCATGAAGCCCGGACTTACAATTACACATTTAAGCCTCGCTCAAAGGCATACAATGGAGGCTACCCAATACAGGCTCTCACAGCCTCATATTCGGGAGCGAATCTGAAAAGGATAAAATCCTCACAGAAGATGAAATAAACGCTCCACGGGGCTGTAATGAAGCCAAAACGAATGACTATGAAGACTTACCACTACGGTAAGTCTTTTTGTTTTGCAATTATCTCATGAAAGGAGAACAGCAATGATAACCTATGCAAAGAAAGTACAGTCACAGGACGCATTCCAGTTCGAGTTCAACGGCCTGTCTGGCGATACGAAACCCACTGTGACATTCGAGGGTGCGAAGATCGCAAACGGCTCTACGTTCATGGAGATGGACACAAAGACATTGTATTTCTATGATGCAGAGAACAATGCGTGGGTATAAGGAGGTGATGAAAAATGGCATTGACAGCCGAACAGGTCCTTGCGATATGCCAAAAGTACACGCAGGACACGATACACGGTGCCGGTGCTGTAGCTGGTAAGCCATGTCAGATACAGTCGAAGACCGAAATAACTGGCGGCACAAGAATTACGTTCCTATGGGAAGATAATGCTGGAACACAGCACACGACCATAATGGATGTAATGGATGGAGCCAAGGGTGATCCCGGAGATAACGGTGTTTCCGTAACGGTAGACATCGAAGTAATAGCCGGAGGCCACAAGATTACCTTCACAGACTCCGAAGGTCCTCACGAAGTCGAGATCATGGACGGAGCCAAAGGAGACACTGGAGATGCAGGAGAAGACGGAGTATCGCCCGCAATCACAGTCAAGACCTCGACAGAAAGTACATACATACTGCATATAGTAACAGCAGATGATGAATTTGACACGCCCAACCTCAAGGGAGGAAGCAGCGGAAGTGTCGATGAACTGACAAATGAGCAGGTAGATGCCTTGCTCGCACTCTTATAAGAAAGGTGGATAAGAAATGGCAAATTTTGTATCAAACGACAATATGATAGTCCTCATGGGAGGAATCGCTGACAAGTTCGCAAGTCTTGGAGGAGCTTACAAGTTCAGAGGAAGCATTGCATTTGCAAATCTCCCCGGAACATTGACACAGGCAATGGCTGGTTATGTATATAACTTGACCGATGATTTCACTACAGACGCTCGTTTCATCGAGGGAGCCGGTAAGAAGTACAAGGCAGGAACTAACGTATCTGTTGCAGATCTGAGCACATATGATACGGTAACTCCCGAAGCAGGAGATAACCCCAGCACAGAGGGCTGGTATGAGGAAGTAAGCGGCAAGTATGTTCTTTCGGAAGATACGGAAGTTGTATCTGGTAAGACATATTACGAACTGAATGTAAACATGAAGTTTGACGTTACTGGATCATTTGAAGACTTCTCCAGCATCTATGCGATGATAAGCGGCACGTTCAATACAGCCACAGCATACAGCACCGGCGATGTTGTCATCTACAATGGCGCTCTGTATAAGTTCAAAGCAGATCACGCAGCAGGAGACTGGGATGCAACAGAAGTAGATCAGACCACAGTCGCAGAACTTGTTACTGCGGCAGAACCCGATAGCCTTACAACGGCACAGGTAAACGCATTGTTAGCACTTCTGTAAGGAGGTAGTACATGAGCAATAAGAATTTCATGTCCTACGGAGATGCAGAAACCTTGTTCACGGAAGTAGGAAGAAAGATCAGTGAGGCGGTATCAGCGTCCGGTGGTGGTGCAATATTCCGAATCACAGACCCAAGTGGAGACTGTGAAGGCGCCACAGTGAAACTCACCCACGGCTCCACGATTGTCACAGGAACCATCAGTAGCGGAAGCTGCATAATCAGCATCACTGAGGTCGGAGCGATCAAAGTTGAGATAGGTTCCGATATTGTGAGATATGTCACGATTCCGTATTTCAAGGATGTAAACATCTCGACAAGGACTGTATATGGCTTTAGAAAAGCCAAAGCTGTAAGCAACCCGGCAAAAAGAGTTGAATATCTGAATGATGCAGTAGGCTACACTCCGGCAGGAATGGATTATTCCAATGACGTATTTGATTACGGAGATTGGGAGAATGCCTTCTTTATGCCAAGGCCATGTATGCTGAGAACCAACGGAGAAGTAGCATACTACCTTGATCCGGATGATTACACAAAGAAAGAGGATGGTACTGCATCAGACATCGCTGATAGTTCTTTCGATGGAGATGTAATGATCGAATTTCCGAAGATATGGGTGTACAGATATGAAGATCAGAATTACACCTACTGCTATATTGCAGACCACAAGGTAGATAATAACTACAAGTGCTATGCGAATATGGATGCAGAAGGAAATGAAATAGATCGTTTCTATGTTGCAGCCTATGATGGAAGCATTGTAAGCAACAAGCTGCGCTCTCTGTCTGGAGTTGCACCTGCAAATACCATTGCCGGAACAACGTTCATAGCGGACGCTCTTGCAAAGAACACCGGAAGCGACTACACGAAGAACGGCTGGTACATTTCCCAGTGGTGCGATAGAGCGTTGATAAACGATCTGCTTGTTTTGATCGGAAAGTCCACCGATACACAGACAGTATTCGGAAAAGGACATAATTCCGGCGGTTCTTCAGCTGCTTCACTCATAGCAAGCGGAACACTCAATGCAAAGGGTATGTTCTACGGCAAGAACGTAGATGGCTACGCAGTCAAGGTGTTCGGTATCGAGAACTACTTTGGAAATCTATGGAAGTGGTGTGCCGGTCTTATGGCGACTGGAGCGAACCTGTATGCAAAGATGACTTGGGGAACTCAAGACGGAAGTGCTGGTGTTGGGTACGGAACAACAGCTGTATCGACCAGCAAGAACCTTGGAAAAGCAGCATCCGGTACATCTGGAGGTTACATCTCGAACACGTACAATAGCGAATTTGGAGACGTACCGATTACAGCATCCGGATCGTCAGACACCTATGAGTGTGACGGCTTGTGGTTCACATCAAGCGGAGTATTATATGCGTTTGTCGGCGGCGGCTGCAACGGTGGTCTCCATGTCGGGGCGTTTGCCCTCAATGTGTCCGCCGCTGTCTCGCATTCGGGCTGGAACGTCGGCGCTGCGCTTTCTTGTAAACCACCTAACGCTGCGTAAGCAGCAGGGAGGGGGCCGGGGTAGGAACGAACCCCGGAAGCAGATTAAGCCAATGCGTAAATCGGAGGCGATATGTACAAGAAAGTAGAAAGCACGAACAAGCCTGCAAGACGTGAAGTGAATAATGGAGATTACTATTTAAGGAAAAACATCACGCTCCGAAAAGGAGAAGATGGCAACCCGGATATGTACTGTTATGAGCAGGCTGTTGTATCGGAAGATGAATACTTTGCAGACATAGAATCCGAAATGGATGATATGCGTAAAGCAATAGCAAAACTACAAAGGAGGAGTTGAAGATGAAGCTATCAGAAGTGCTTGCAGCTCTAAGCAGCAATAAGATAAGCATCACAATCATGGACGAAAACGACAATGCCTTGATTACTTTTGATGCTGCCGGCTATGGAGCTGTAGAGTCTGATCTTGGCGACAGGAAAGTCGGAATAATCAAGATTAACACTGCAACGGCAGTAACGATCTCGATTAAAGCTGCAGAGAACAGCACGAACGATCCTGGCACAGACCCGTCAGATCCTGGCGGAGACCCTTAAATTGAATATTGATATGGAGGACCGGCTGTACTTGATACAGTCGGTTTTTTATATCGACCCAGGCATGTCGCTTAAACTGCCTACTTGCCATTGGAGACTGGCACTTAAACAGCTCCATTCTCTTGCCGTGAGAGACATAAACACGGATAGCAACTGTCAGAGTGAACTGACGCTTAAACGAAATCAGCGAAAGGAAGGTAATAAACATGTACGAATTTTTAAAGAAGCTTTTTGGAACAGGTGAAAACGGCGAACCCGAGGCCATGACTTACGAGCAGCTGGAGGCAAAGATTAACGAATCGAAAGATTTGAAGATCGTCAATCTGAAAGATGACGGATATGTCTCAAAGGAGAAGTTCGAAGCCAAGGATACTGAGCTTAAGGCTGTACAGAAACAGCTCGAAGACGCCAATGCACAGATTCAGTCCTTCAAGGATGTTGATGTTGACGGCATCAAGGGCAAGGTATCCGAATGGGAGAAGAAGTATGCCGAAGACACCGAAGCTCTTAAGAAGCAGATGGAAGAACAGGAAGTCAGACATCAGCGTGATCTGTATTTCAGCAACGTGAAGTTCGCTTCAAATGCTGCAAAGAACGGAATTTTGATGGAGTTTGACAAACAGGGCTTCCAGCTTAAGGATGGCAAGTTCCAGGGAGCAGATGACTGGCTCGCTCAGCAGAAGAAGGAGGATCCGGCATCATTCGTACTGGAAGATAAGCCCGCTGGCGATGGAAATGGTGATGGCGCAGACGGCAACAATGGAGGTACATCCGGAAGCGGAGCATCCGCTGCCGCAGGAGCCACGAATCCCATGCAGCCACAGGGAGTAGTTCTTCCGACGTTCGCTACGGCGACAAGCAAAGGATCCGGAGTTGACCAGGGACAGATGAATCCGTTTGGCAACCTTGGGTTCAGACATGTAAAGCAACCCGAACAGAAATAACAAAGGTATAAGGAGGATAACGAAATGCCTAATCTTAACTATGCACAGCAGTACCAGCAGGCACTCTTACAGGAGTTCCCTTACGCTCTGTATTTCGGAGCACTCTTCGCAACGCCCAACAACGGTAGATACCAGTGGCTCAACGAAGACACAATCCAGATTCCCAGCATTCAGACCACAGGTCGTGTAGATGGAGATATGGATACCATCGGCACCAAGACAAGAAACTTCCAGAACAGCTGGACCCCTCTTAAGGTGCAGAACCACAGAACATGGAGCACCCTGCTTCATCCTCGCCAGGTTGACATGACCAACCAGGTAGCAACTATCGCAAACATCACTCGTGTTTACAACGAGCAGGAGAAGATCCCGGAGATGAACGCATACTGCATCAGCAAGCTCTACGCAGACTATGTTGCAGCAGGCGAGACTCCCGACACAACGGTTCTCACTGTTAGCAATATCCTCTCTGTATTCGATCAGTGGATGCAGGAGATGGATGATGACAGAGTACCTCGCCAGGGACGCATCCTCTATGTTACCCCTGCAGTTAAGACTCTTCTCGACAATGCTGACGCATTCCAGAGACAGATCAAGGCTGATCCTGCAAGCGGTAACGTAAGACGTATCATCAACAGCCTCGACGATGTTCGTATCGAGCCTTCCGTTCCCAAGGATATGATGAAGACAGTATACGACTTCACACAGGGCTGGGCAGTAGATAACTCTGCTAAGCAGATCAACATGGTTCTTGTTGACCCCGAAGCAGTTATCACTCCTATCAACTACGAGTTCGCACAGCTCGACGCTCCTAGCGCTGGCTCTGACGGCAAGTACGTATACTTCGAGGAGTCCTTCGAGGATGTATTCCTTCTTCCTAAGAGACAGAAGGCTATCAAGTTCAACGTAGAGGCTTGATAAAAGCGACTACAGGCACAGGGGCGGCTCTTTTCGGGTCGCCCTATAAAAATATTAAGTAGGAGGTAAAAACCGATGTTAAAGGCAATCAAGGCCAATAAGGTTGTTCGTATCGCAGACGAACAGATCAAGAACTACAAAGCCCTCGGCTTCAAGATTACCGATATGGAAGGCAAGGTTGTATATGACCCTGCTGAAAATTCGGACAATGCAAAGGAGCTTAAGGCAATCATCGAAAAGAAAGACGCTGAGATCGAGAAGCTCAATGCGAAGATCCTTGACTTACAGGCACAGCTTGCAGAAAAGGATGATGCTGACGATGCAAATGCAGACGGCGAAGCTGATAAAGACGCTGAGATCGAGAAGTCTGCTAAGAAAGCAGCAGCGAAGAAGTAAGGAGGGGCGTATGGTTCAGACTACAGTAGTAAGCCCTTATGCCGACTATGACTTCTACAAGAATGTCTATCATGGCACAGGGATACCGGAAGACGACTTCATAAGGCTCGAAGCCCGTGCGGAGGATGAATTGGATGCAATGACATTCCACAGAATCCCGAATATCGACAGTAAGTTCATGACGAACGAGCTGGCGATGAACATTCGCAAGGCTGTATGCGCTCTGGCAGAAGTTCAGTCAACCGGAGAAACTGCTGGAGCCGGAATCGGAATCAGCTCTGAAAGCAATGATGGATATTCTATAAGCTACTCGCAGAATGTTCAACAGGAAATCTCAAAGCGAATGAGCAATGCGGCTGGAAAGTACCTTGCAGACAGCGGACTCCTCTATCGGGGAGGAGGCGATTGGCATGATAACTGACAGCAATATCACGATTTTCAATAGACGGCGCAGTGATGGCGGTACGGAAGTACTGGTTCCCACAGTCATAAGGAATTGCACATGGTACTACAAGCACATCGTATCCGGTTCAGAGATGATGGACAACGCTGACGAGTACAGTGTGCGGATTCCGATTGACGCATCCGTAAAGGATGGAAGAAAGTACATTAACGGACATGACTATCTGGAACTGTCTGACGAAGAAGCTGCAAAGCATTGGACGATCATGAAGAATGACATGGTGGCGAGAGGCGAGTTCACTGACACAGTGCAACAGCAGTCGATTATCACACAGCAGACGGATGATTGTTTCATCGTGAGCACATTCGGAGATAACACTTGGCGAGGCAGTAAGGCTGTCAAGCATTGGAGGGTAGGTGGTAGCTAATGGCAGGAGCACACACGATCAAGACACCCAGAGGAACGATCAGCGTAGGCGCAGGAGGCATGGCAGAACTGACCTGGAACCCCGGCTTTGGATCCCAGTACACTGGCATCTTCAACCGAAAGCAGGCGTTTGTAGACAGTGAAGTTTTGAGATATTGTTCTCCGATGGTGCCTTTTCAGACTGGTACGCTGGAGCACTCCGGCACGCTGGGTACGGATGTCGGTAGTGGTGTTGTCGAGTACATAGCACCATATTCGCATCATCAGTACTATGAGACCGCTGATAGTAGGGCATATGACCCGAACAGGGGAGCACACTGGTTTGAGCGAATGAAAGCCGCCCATAAGAAAGACATAGAAGCCGGACTGCAAAAGATATAACGGAGGTAGCAAGTATGGATTCCATCATTCAAGGAGTAGTGGATTACGTAACAGCGTGTCCTCTGCTTAAGAACGGCTTGTTAAGAGTTGACAGCCTCGGCTCCAAGCCAGTCGAGTATGTGGTGGAGGTTCTGCCATGTGACCCGATAGTCAAGCAGTATGTCGATGGTAGCTCTATTCGGCAGTATCTGTTCGCCATAGGCAGCAGGGAGTATTACGCTCTCGATATGGTTCAGAACATCAGCAATTCGAAGTTCTATGAACAGCTGCAGCAATGGTTCGAAGAGCAGAATGCCAGGGAGAATTTTCCAGACATAGGCGACGACAAAGAAATGCAAGAAATTCAGTTAGTAACATCCGGTTATCTGTTCGCTACCGACCGCAAGACGGCCCGGTATCAGATGCAGTTCCGGTTAGTTTATTTTAAGGAGGTAACAAAGTAATGGGTTCAAGAACAGCAATGTTAAGGAACAAGATTGCCGATTACATCAAGATCGGTAACGACTACGAGCTTTGCGGAGTAGGCTTCACTCAGTTGAACGAATCTCCCGGAGCACAGACCGACAGCACAACCTATATCAATGAGGTTACGACCAGCACCAGCATCACTGGCTACGAGACAGAGTTCAGCTATGAGTCTGATCTGATTCCCAGCCAGAAGGCAGTGCTTGCGCTCTACAATGTCGGCAGAAACCACATCACAGGAGAGGGCGCTGAGTTCGATTACATTCGTGTGGATGTTTGGAACCCGGTTGGAACGCCTACTACAGAACTTGCAGAGTACAAGGCCCGTCTCTTCAAGGTAGCCAATGAGACCTCTGATATCGAGGGCGATGGCGGTGAGAAGATTTCCGTATCCGGTACTCTTCATGCAATCGGCGACCCTGTACAGGGTAAGTTCGATGTCATCAGCAAGACGTTCACAGCAGGTGACTTCGTAGGAAAGTACGATGATGGTGAGCAGCCTGTAACACCTTCAATCACGCTCGATAAGCTCACTCTTACCGTAGCAGAAGGTGCTGATGAGCAGATCGCAGCAACAACAGTTCCTGTAGACGCTGAGGTTACATGGACTTCATCTGATACAGATGTAGCTACTGTAGCAGCCGGCACAGTTTCCGGTGTTGCAGCAGGTACTGCAAGGATCACCGCTTCGATTACTGTCGATGGCGTAACCAAGACTGCATTCTGTGATGTAACTGTCACCGCTTGATAGAAGCACACAGAACACAGCTGTAAAGAACAGGAGACTGGGTCAGAGTAGTCACGGCTGGCCCAGTCTTTACCTTGATGTGACAGACCAGGAGGATTAAAGAAATGACAGTACAAATCAACGGAGTATCGTTAGAGTGCAATTTTACAGATGCAGATTTCACGGAGCAGTTCGAGAATGCGACCAAAGCCATGCAGGAAGAGGTCGTAAAACTCCAGACAGACAAAAAGGCAGTTGAAGGGCTTTCCACAGCAGACCAGATGAGAAAAGTCTGCTCGGTCGTTAATGATTACTTCGACGGAATATTCGGAGAGGATACATCGGAGCAGCTGTTTGGCGGCAGAAATGATATGTTCGACCACCTTAAGGCAGTCGAAGTCATTACGGAAGCACAGAAGCAGTCTCATAAGGAGTTTGCTGACTTCACGAACAAGTACATTCAGAAAGCAAAGGCAGAGCAGGCCCGCAACCAGCAGCAGTCTGGTCAGATCAAGAGCATGCAGGGTCATCTGCCTAAGCAGATCAAGTAATCTATGAATATTCTCTTTGGAGGCTTGCCCGAAGAAGTAGAAATCTGCGGAGAGATGGTTCCGATTAACTCTGATTTTCGTATCGGTATTCTGTTCGAAGACATGGTCTTGGACAGAACACTTGATGATGACGAGAAGATTGAAACCGCTCTCCGTTTGTATTTCGGAGATGAAGTCCAATTCGTTGGCGCTGACGCAATTCGGGAAGCCATGAACAAGATATTGTGGTTTTACAAATGCGGAGAAGATGAAAATAAAGACGAAAAGGACAAGAATGGGAAGCCTATCTTTTCGTATGAGCACGATGCTGCTTACATCTACGAAGCATTCCTATCTGCATATAAGATTGACCTCACGACAGAAAAACTCCACTGGTGGCAATTCAGAGCACTGTTCGGCGCTTTGCCGGAGGATGTGATGTTTATGAAGATCGTCGGATATCGGGCGATGAAGATTCCGAATAAGCTCCCGAAGGAGCAAAAGGAGTTCTATCAGAAGATGAAGAGGATCCATGAACTTCCTCTGCCAAAAGAAGAACAGGATTTCAACAACGACTTGATTGCAGCACTCATGACCGGAAACGGTCTGCAAGAAGTGCTTGGAATCGAAGACGCAGGAAACCAGTGAGGTAAGGTATGGCAGGATTTGATGGAACATTAAAGTTTGACACCAAGCTCGACTCGTCTGGGTTCGAGAGCGGATTGTCAAAACTCGGCGGTCTAGCCGGGAAGTCATTAGGTCTCGTCACGAAGACCATGACGGCTGCTGTAGGTGCTGCAACAGCACTTGGAGGTGCAGCCATTAAGACAGGAGCCGAATTTGAAGCGGCAATGTCACAAGTAGAAGCCATTTCCGGCGCAAGCGCCGATGATATGGTTGATTTGACTGCAAAAGCAAAAGAAATGGGAGCAACAACGGTGTTCTCAGCATCGCAGTCAGCAGAAGCATTTAAGTATATGGCTATGGCAGGATGGGATACTGCTGATATGCTCAATTCTATTTCTGGTGTTATGGATCTTGCAGCCGCATCCGGAGAAGAACTTGGAACCGTCTCAGATATTGTCACAGACGCTATGACCGCATTTGGCATGGCAGCTGATGAAAACAGCAAAGTTCTTGGATATGACAAGGATACCATGCAGGAGTATGAGACAGAGGTCAGCAACTGTACAAGGTTTGTTGATGTTCTCGCTGCAGCATCATCGAACTCAAACACGAATGTAGCCCTTATGGGTGAGACATTCAAGTATGTAGCGCCTGTAGCTGGAGCATTAAAGTTCAGCTGCGAAGATACAGCTCTTGCAATCGGATTGATGGCGAACTCCGGTATCAAAGGAAGCATGGCAGGTACTGCTCTGCGTAATGTTATGACACGTATGGCAAAGCCTACGAAAGACAGCGCAGCAGCTATGGACCGACTCGGCATTTCTCTTACAGACGAAGCCGGTAACATGAAGTCTCTGAACCAGATCATGCTGGAAATGAGAGATGGATTTGCCGATCTGACGGAAGCAGAAAAAGCCCAGGTCGCAGCACAACTTGCAGGACAGCAAGGTATGTCTGGATTGCTCGCCATTGTAAATGCATCAAATGAAGATTTTGACAAGCTGGCAGACTCTATCAATCACAGCACAGGTGCCGCATCTGACATGGCAGACACCATGATTGATAACCTGCAGGGAGCGATTACGATTTTGAAATCGAACCTTGAAGGGCTTGCTATCACGTTCTATGAGAACATAGATGCTCCTGCAAAGGATGCGGTTGTAGCATTACAGGGCATGGTCCAGGATATGGACAAAGCAATGCAGGAGGGTGGTCTCTCCGGCCTTGCTGAAGCCGCAGGAAAAGCACTCGGTCAGCTGGCTTTATATATAGCACAGCAGGCTCCAGCAATCATACGTGGAGCCACAAGCATGATTCATTCGTTTTGCGAAACGATAAAAAATCCCCCGCCAGAACTCAAAGGTGCAGCAGGAGAACTGGTGCAAGCCCTTGTTGAGGGCATAGCATCATGTTCAGGAGATATGATTTCGGCTGGGATCGTACTGCTTCGCATGCTTTTAGAGGGTATTGCCAATAATGCAGACGAAATTGGAACAAGCATCGGAGAAGCTATAGGTCAGATTGGAGATGCAATAGCCCAGAATGGACCTGCAATTATCGAGGCCGGAGCCAAGATAATCAAAGGCATTATAACTGGCATCCAGAAGTCCAATCCAAAGCTTTTCGCAGTCTTGGCTGCCCTTTTCGGAGGTAAGGCACTTATCTCTATTGGAGGAGGGATAGCCTCTTTAATGGGCTTAATAGGCAAATTAAAGGGTGGCCTCGGAGGGCTTACCGGAATGACATCCGGAGTATCAGCTTTTGGTGGTACGATCCAGAAAGTTGGTACAGCACTATTGTCAGCAGGCGCAGGGTTTGCCCTTGCAGCAAGTGGCATGCTTATGCTCTCGATGGCAGCTACACAGCTGTCTGCTGCAGGGCCCGGAGCAGCCGTTGCTATGACGCTTATGGTCGCAGGCATCGGCGCTTTGATGGCATTGGCAGCACTGTTAGGACCTCAGTTGCAAAACGCCTCTACGGGGCTTGTAGCATTCGGAGCAAGCATTCTTCTTGCAGCAGCCGGAATGTCATTGATGTGCATGGCAGCAACCCAGCTCGCAGCGGCAGGACCCCTTGCAATGGCAGGGCTGGCTGTAATGACCGCAGGGCTGATCGCTCTGCTTGCAATAGCAGCAGCATTAGGACCACAGCTCACAGCAGGAGCGGCAGGACTTATAGCATTCGGCGCAGCAATTCTGATAGCGGCGGCTGGTATGTCTCTAATGGCAATGGCAGCCACACAGGTAGCCGCAGCCGGACCACTTGCTCTGGCAGCATTGATAGCAATGGAAGTCGGTCTGATCGCACTCATGGCGGCAGCCGCATTGCTCGGTCCGATGCTCACGGCGGCATCAGTCGGCTTGATAGCATTCGGAGCAGCGATAGCTATTGCAGCGGCAGGAGTTTATATATTAGTACAGGCGGCGATTCAATTGTCATCCGCAGGTGCTCCGGCAGGAATAGCACTTGCGGCTCTGACAGTTGGCATCATCGCTTTTGGAGCAGTAGCAGGTCTACTTGCTCCGATACTGCTTCCCGGAGCGGCGGCAATCGCAGCACTTGGAGCAGCATTTTTAGTAGTATCGGCGGCAGTTGCATTGGGAGCAGCCGCTTTAGCAATTATCACGGCTTGTCTGCCACAGATAAGTGCATACGGAGCGCAGGGAGCGATAGCAATCGCAGAACTGGGAGCAGGTATGCTCGTATTCTCGGCAGGCGCAGCGGCGGCAGGTCTCGCAGCAGCGGCGGCAGCAATCCCGATTGGTCTGCTGGCGGTTGGAATGGTAACTCTCGGTGCCGGATTCATGGCAGTATCCGTAGCAGCAATGCTCGGCGCAACAGCTTTGATGATGGTGTCAACGGTTCTCCCGACAATAGTTCAGTATGGCACAGATGGAGCAACGCAGATCGCTTTGCTCGGAGCATCAATGGCAGCATTTGCAGTCGGATGTGCGGCGGCAGGAGCGGCGGCTTTATTGGCGGCAGCACCGATGCTTGCACTCGGAGTAGCGGCAGTAACGCTTGGAGTAGGCTTTACTACTGTATCGGCGGCAGCGACTCTCGGAGCGGCAGCGTTAAGGCTTATATCAGCCTGCCTGCCACAGATTTCGCAGTATGGTCTGTCATCAGCCACAGCAATCACTGCTCTCGGAGCAGCGCTGGTTGTATTCGCAGCAGGGGCGGCAACAGCCGGGGCAGGAGCAGGAGTGGCAGCCGTAGCATTTGGAGCTTTGGCTTTAGCAGCGGCAGCGGCAGACTTGGCATTTGCTCCGCTTGCGGTTGAAATGACCGCTTGCTCGGCATCAGTCGCAGTAATAGCCGCATCAGCTCAGACAGCAGCAACAGGTATCTCAAGTCTCGCAGCAACATCCGCAGGAATCATCCTTGATATGGGTAAGCTGGCTCTGGCATTTCCACCTGTAGCGGCAGTTCTTGCACCGTATGCGGTAGCAGCAACAGCGGCGGCAGCATCGAACACTGCCCTTGCTTTAAGCTGCACAGCGACAGCCGTAGCAATAGCAGCAGAATCCGCAGCAGCAATCGCTCTTGGAGCGGCTATGGCGGCGGCAGCACTTGGACTGACAGGGTTCAAGGTAGCCTCTATGGGCATGGATCTCGCAGCAAACAGGATAGCAGAAGCATTCCAGCTCTTGGCTGGCTCAGCTCCCGCATTTGCAGCAGTAATCACAGCGCTCGTCGCTCCGTTCACTATGGTTAGTGCAGCGGCGGTAGCAATGGCGGCGGCTCTCGTATCGACACAGGCATCGTTCACTATGCTGAATGGTCTGTTGACAATGGCGAATGCACAGCTTCTGGTGTTCAATGCGACTTTGACAATAACAATGAACACGATCAGAAACAATGTGACGACCACGCTAAATCAGATAACGACCACGACGCAGGCCCGTCTGAATACATTGAGAAGCCAGATTATGGTTATTCTGTCCACGATAGCAACGCAGGTACAGGCAAAGATGCTCCAGATTAGGACATCGGCGGTGAATGCGATTATCACGATGATTAACCAGATAAACAGCCAGTTATCGAGACTGCCCGGACTGATGTATGTACAGCTTACAGCAGCAGCAAACAAGGTTGATACATGGCGAGTATTACTCGTTCAGAAAGGCACTGCGGCAGCACAGGCGCTGACCAATGCAGTCATTAGTGGTTTGCAGAGCCTGTCATCGCAGATGCAGTCAATCGGTGTCGAGGTTGTCAACGGTCTTTGGAGAGGCATGGATAGCCGCTGGGGATGGCTCGAAGAACAAGCTCGAAAGAAAGCAAAGAGCCTTGTAGATTCCATGAAATCGGAGTTACAGGTCGGCTCGCCGTCCAAGTTGGCGGCAAAGGAAGTCGGTCGTTGGCTCCCTCCTGGTATCGTCAAGGGCTTTTCGGATGCAATGCCCGATGCGGTTCAGTCCGTACAGGCACAGATGCATGACCTTGTTGGCAGTATGACATCCGCAGTAATGACATCGCAGTACAACTTCGGAAGAACAGCCGGAGCATTAGCGGCAGCCGGAGCAACAGGCGGCAATGTATATTATGACAACAGCTTCCATCAGTCGAACGAATACCATGAAGAAATCAAGAATCCTTCCGACATTGCGAGAGCGCAGAGGCAGGCATTCAGAGATATGTTTGGAGGTGTGAAATGACAAAGAATACTTTGAAGATAGTCCTCGAATGCAATGGAAGGACCCTTGCGATGGGTCCGAATGAAGACATTGATATTACGAAAGTCACAGGGCTTGAAGCATCGGAGTTCGAGATCAGCACTTCCGACAACGCTTTGGTAGACGGAGTATCGGTGGACGGCAAGAAGATAAAAGGCAGACCTATCCATATTGAGGCTGCCTTTCGCAGCTTGGCGAGCAATCCGCAGAACAGGGAGAAGCTCGTCAAGTTCTTCAATCCGAAGTACACAGGAAAAGCCAGGATTGAAAATATGGGAACGCCAAGGAATATCGAGTACGAACTGGAGGGTTGGAACTTCAATGACGGCGACAGAAATCTTGATGCAAGACTGAAATTCGTCGTTGATCTGATGTGTCCAGACCCCTATATGCAGAATGTGGATAACTTCGGTAAGAACTTGGCGAATATCACGCCGATGTGGGCATATCCATTCTACTGTGCGAAGCAGAAGGTCTTTGACCTGCCTATTCAGTACAGAGGACTGGGGCTTGGCGGTGTGATAACAGGTTACAGAACGCTCCGACAGGAGGTTGTGCTTGCGAATGACGGCGATGTACCGACAGGAGTGCAGATTCAGTTCGTAGCAAGCAGAGGACCAGCAAGCAATCCGTGCATCAAGCTGATAAGCACAGGGCAGTATGTCCGTGTAGTTCTTGATATGGAGGAAGGAGACATCCTGCTGATAGATACCAACGACAGACATCAAGTCATCGAGCTTAATGGAGTCAATGTCTATCAGAAGATAGATCGTAAATCAGATCCGTTCCAGCTTGCGGTTGGCGATAACGTCCTTGAATATTCGGCAGACGAGAACTATGTCAACCTTGATGTTAATGTGTTCTACACGCCGAAGTATCTGGGGGTGTAGCCTATGAGATTGATATTTTTAGACAAGGATTTCGAGACGATCGGCTCTATGTCCGTCTATTCGTCCTTGATATGGGACAGGCGGTACTACGAACCGGGAGTCTTTGAATTGCACGCATCAGTCGAGTATTTCAGTTTGATGAACAATGCAAGATACCTCTTCAGAAACGACAGGCATGAGCTTGGAGTCATCCGTGAGGTTGAATACACGCAGACCGATAAAGGCGAGCGTACAGCATACTGCAAAGGATACTTCGCAGAGAAACTGCTGGATGAAAGAGTGACCGATACGACATTCAATATGACGGGAACGCCGGAGGAAATAAGCAGGGCGCTTGTGACGCAGTATTTCATAAGCCCAGCTGAACCCGACAGGGCAATGAGTCATATCGTTCTCGGAGAACTGAACAATGTCGGCACCAGCATCAAGAAGCAGAACACGGGAGACCCGATAGGCGAGCTGATGTTTGACATCGAACAGACGCAGGAGTTAAGCCATCGCCTCGTATTCGATTATGAGGACAACTTGCTCCGGTTGGAAGTATGGAAAGGTTTGGATCGCACAGACGAGCAGACAGAAAACTCGTGGGCGGTCTTTTCTGATGCATTCAAGAATGTCAAGGATGTCGTGTATGACAGGGATGAAAGCGAGTATAAGAACTATGCCTATGTAGCCGGAGAGGGCGAGGGAGCAGCAAGGAAAAAGGTAGAGGTAGATATCCGAACCGACCCGAACGAGGAGCGCAGGGAGATATACGTCGATGCCAGAGACTTGCAGCAGACCACAGACGAGCATTCATATACAGACGCTCAATATCTCGACCTGTTAAGGCAGAGAGGCAAAGAGAAACTGGCTGAATATGACTTGATCGAAACAGTCTCCAGCAACATCGAGACACTGGCAAATCTGGTCTATGGAGTCGATTACGACCTAGGAGACCGATGCACCTATCAGAACTTGGATGTAGGCATTGAATGCACGAAGCGTATCACGGAGATCGAGGAAGTATACGAGGGAGCGAAAGTGACCTTGAACATCACGTTCGGAACGGATAATGCGACGAGCATTCATAAGATTATCAAAAAGGAGATAAGCTGATATGGCAATGGAATATGGTTATTTTGATTCTGAAATCACAGGAACTGATTCAGAAGGTATGCCGATATTCGACAGAGCGATGGGTTCAGAGCTGCTGTCGATTTTTTATGGCAAGCTGATAAGCAATGGTGTTTTGGCGAGGCCAGCCGATTGCTTCCAAGTAGTAGCGAAAGAGGGCATGGTTGTCACAGTAAAGCCCGGATTCGGAATGATAAACGGACGTTTTGCATACAACAGAGAGACGACTGATCTGACCTTGAATCCGGCGAACAATCAGTATCCACGTATCGACAGGGTGGTGCTTCGCTGTAACTATCTGAACAGGCTTATGGAGCTGATCGTAAAGCAGGGAACGCCTGCACCGACACCCGAACCGCCCGAAGTATTGCAGCCGACAAGCGGTGACTACTACGAGCTTGGGCTGGCGACAATCTACATTTCGTCGAACCAGACTGTTATCACGCAGTCCAGCATCACAGATACACGCCCGGATGATTCCGTGTGCGGATATGTAACGCAGCTGATAGACCATCTCGATACTTCGGTATTCATGGCGCAGCTCGCTGCATTCTATCAAGAGTTTGTCGCCACATGTAGCGAAGATTACACAGATTACACGAACCAGATGGATACGTTCCTGTCAACACTCCGTAATAGCGGGCTGACTCAGCTACAGGAAGTGGTAGATGCAATGACAACCTTTGAACAGACCTCAGAGACAGAATTCAATATCTGGTTTGAGTACATCAGAGGTCAGCTGTCAGATGATGTAGCCGGCAGATTGCAGAACGAAATTGATGCAATCGTTGAAAAGGAGTTCAAGCATTACAACGGACTTGTCAACAAGGTTACAGAAATCACAGGAGATGGAGCAGGAAAGACTATTGCAGCCACAGGAGAGGGGATTGTTGCCACTACGACATTTAGCACGAATGCACTCGGAGCCAAAGTTATCACGACCGTTGTTGTCCCGGATGAAGGAGTTTATCAGTATACAGAAACTGTTGTTATTGAAACCATTGAGGGCGGCAAACGGATAACAGAGAGCTACGCACAGTCACCGAAAGAGTAAGGAGGATATTGAAACATGGCAGATTTTGTAGCAGCGCAGTATGCGATTGATGAAATCGAAGGAAAGATAGCTGAATCGAACGGATCCGGAGTTCCACCGGCAAACATGGCGATGATAACCGCAGTCGGCAGGGATGGAAAAGTGTCATTAAAGTTCAGACCGCCTGCAGAAACAGTAATAGACGGACAGCTTATATGCACACCAAAGAAGCTCATGGTACGCAAGAAAAGAGGATTTGCTCCTGCAAGTATGGAGGATGGAACGCAGCTCCTGCTCTTAGAAGGCGATGCTATGCATAATTATGAAAGCACACCCTACGAGGATACGGGGCTGACGAACGGACAGGAGTACTTCTATCGGTTCTTCACGATGTCAGACCATGATGTCTGGAATCTGAATGCGGCGAATATCGCAAGCGCTATCCCGAAAGAGTACACCTTGCTCGGCTTCAAGATAGCAAAGAACGAGAGCGACCCTGCCGCAAGAGTGACCTATACGGAGGGAGCAGTCGGATTTACGCCTGCCGGAGTTAATCTATCGACAGGGCAGTTCAGTTACGGCAGCTTCTCTGATATGTGGTTCGTCAAGGATAATAAGCCCGTCATGGTTAACCCGGACGGCACAGAAGCGTATGAGCTTAATCCGGATGACTATACCAAAAAGAAAGACGGCACAGCTTCTGAGATTTCCGATACAACCCAGAGCAAGAACGCAATGGCTAAGATACCACTCGTATGGTTAAAGATGTGGGAAGACTCCGATTATGAGTATTGCAACATCTGCGATATTCAGCTCACAGAAGATTACCACGCTTATGCACATCAGCGTTCAGACGGCACGATCATGGATTTCGTGTATATGTCCATGTTTGAGGGCTCGCTTATCAGCAGCAAGGTTCGTTCTCTGAAAGGACAGACACCGATGAACAGCCAGACTGGAGCAAACGAGTTGACCTATGCGAAGAACAACGGAACGCTTTGGAGCACAAGAAGTTGGAGCCAGTACAACTTGATAAATATGCTCTTGATCTTGATGGGTAAGAGCACGAACATCCAGAATAAATTTGGATATGGTCATTACAATGGCGGTACAGCAGCAAGCTCATTGCTTAAGACCGGAACATTGTCCGACAAAGGGCAGTTCTACGGAACAAGTGGCAATATTGCTATGAAGTGCTTCCACATTGAAAACCATTACGGAGATATCTGGGAAAGAATTGAGGGTATGGTTACAAATGGAAGTACCCACATTCTTGTAAAAGAAGCTCCCCCTTACAATACAAGCGGAAGTGGCTACACAGACACAGGAGTAGTACCCGGTGGAACATCTGGAGGCTATATCAATGCCGCAAAGATGACACAGTATGGTTTGATACCAAAGACAGCAAGTGGTTCTGACAGCACTTATTATGCTGACGGCTTGTGGTTCGCTGCCAACTGCTATGCGATTGTCGGCGGCTACTGCTCCGATGGTCTCCTTGTCGGGGCGTTTGCGCTCTTTGTGAACTCCGCTGTCTCGGCTTCGTACTGGTTCTTCGGCGCTGCGCTTTCTTGTGAACAGCCTAACGCTGCGTAAGCAGCAGGGAGGGGACCGGGGTAGGAACGAACCCCGGAAGTAAATTGATGTAGCTATGTAAATTTGAAAAGCGGGATGCAAAGCTCGCTGTCGTGCCGTGTTCTCGTCGTGCGATTGTCGGCGGCAACTGCAACAATGGTCTCCATGTCGGGGCGTTTGCACTCAATGTGAACAACGCTGTCTCGAATTCGAACTGGAACATCGGCGCTGCGCAATCTCTTATTTGTATTGAACGTTTAACCAAATGGGCTTTGCATTCCATACCGCTTGGTAAAAATTACCCCGATGTTAGGAATGGGTTAGTAGCCGTAAGGCGAAAGCCCATTAGGGAATAAGAAAATGAAGACATACAAAAACCTATATGAACCAATGCTACAAGATAAAGCTCTCAAGGCTTGTTTTAAGGATGCAGCAAAGCATAAAACATTACGCAAGGATGTGAAGAAGGTGCTGGATGATATGGACAGCAATGTCGAGATTTTGAAAGGCATTCTCGAAAGAGAAGATTTCCTGCCAGCATATCACACGCCAAAGATTATCAAGGAGCCGTCCTGTAAAAAGGAGCGGCGAATTGTGAAGCCGAACTACAAGTACGAGCAGGTTGTCGGACATTGCGTAATCCGACAGTTCAAGCCTGTCGTATTGGACGGCTTATATGAGTTCTCATGCGGAAGCATACCCGGCAGAGGATGTCATAGCGGAGCAAAGTGGGTCCGCAAATGGGTAAAGCAGTATAAAGGCAAGAAGTTCTATGTTCTAAAAATGGACATCCGTCATTTCTTCGACAGCATAGATCGTCTGATATTGAAGCAGATGCTATGCAGGAAGATAAAGGATGACCGATTTATAAGGTTGATGTTCGTACTGATCGAGTATGACAAGATTGCGGAGGCAATCCACCTGCTCGAAGAAAACGGCATAGATGTAGGCATGGACGACAAGAGGAAACTGGCGACAGCAATGGCATATGACGACCCTGCGAAAGCAGAATCGGTGCTATCGAGGCCTGGTATCCCGAAAAAACTGCACGCCGAATTGACTGAAATAGCCCGTGAGCATAGAAAAGGAGTTCCGCTTGGATATTATACCTCGCAGTGGTTCGGAAACTTTGTCTTGAAGGATATGGACCACTGGATAAAGCAGGAGCTGGGTGCGGAGCATTATATCCGATACATGGACGACATGGTTATTTTGGGTAAGAGCAAGCGGAAGCTGCACAGTATGAGAATAGCCGTAGACGAGTATTTGCGGGAGCATTTGAATCTACGGATAAAGGATAACTGGCAGGTGTTTCGCTTCGAGTATGACACAGGCAGACGGAGAAAGAACGGCGAGCCGATATATGCCGGACGGATGCTTGATTTCATGGGCTTTCAGTTTCATTGCGACAGAACGACTTTGAGGAAGTCAACGCTGTGCAGGGCAAGGAGGAAAGCCAAGCGAATCAGAATAAAGCGGCAGTACGGTAAAGTATCATGGTTCGAAGCCACGCAGATGCTGTCCTATATGGGCTCTATCGTGGCGGCTGATGTGTACGATTATTATACGGAATACATTAAGCCATGCGTCAATGTGAAGAAGTTAAAAAAGATAGTATCAAATCACGCAAGGAGGATAACGCAGAATGGTAATAGTTTATCAGCAGCGGGAGGGAACGCAGGAGTCCAAGCCGTCGGTTGTTGATTTCGATTCCAGCAAGACCTATGTGTATTTGCGCAGGAACATAGAAAGGACATCCCGGACGGAGGAGGAAGGCAACGTTGTTTTCTTCTGGTCGTATGAAGAAGCGAAGCTCACGCATGAAGAATATGAGCAGTACATCAAGGAGACAGAGGATGTCACAACAGCAATGATGATGCAGCAGTTCAATGATCTGGTTGCGTCGCAGGAACTGTCAGACATTACTGTTGAGATGAATCATGAAGAAGAGATGCAGCTGCTCAATGATATACAGGCAGACATCGCTTTGATAACACCAGACAATGAGGAGGAACCGTAAAATGGCAAAAACAAAAGCAGTTGAGCACAGCGCCAAGTACGAATACTGCAAACAGCAGTATGAGAAAGGCTATATGACCAAAGCCACATTGAAGAAATGGGTGCAGGTCGGGTTCAAGAGACCCGGACAGGGCATTACGCCGGAGGAGTACGAGGAGATTACTGGAGAAATCTACTCATGATAATGGACACAGCTTATAAGACGATCTGCCTCCAGCAAGCAGAAGTCATCGAGCAACTCTCGGAAATGACAAAGACTCTGATATCAGAGTTGTCGCAGTACAGGGCTGTCGAGGAGGAAGAAGCAAGGCTGGAAAAAATAACCGAGAAAGTTCTCGGCAACTGAAAGGAGGAGCAAGCAGATGGAGCCAAGCTATGTCACACTCGAAGTCCACAATGAGTTTGCGAAGCGTATTGATGACGAGAATGAACGCCAGAACCACCGCATCGCAGAACTCGAAGCAGGACAGAGACAGATCAATGAATTGATTTCGTCAGTAAAAGTACTGGCTGTCAATATGGAGAATATGGCAAAGGAGCAGGCGAAGCAGGGAGAGAGGCTTGAAACAATCGAGTCGAAGCCCGGCAAGCGGTGGGATACCGTTATTACTGGCATTATCACCGGCATCATAGGTGCCTTGATCGGTGCATTGATGGCAGGAGTTCTACCATAGGTGAGAAGCTCTCGTATTAGCCCCATATTCGAGTTTTAATGTTCAGACAACAAAATATCCATGTAAGACAGAAACAAGGCTCCCTACGGCGGTAATGAAATCCTATGGGAGCCTTTTTCTTATCTTCACACAGGGAGGTGGTATAGTGAGCAAATATTCAGATGCTGCTCTCAATTTGAAAGTCCAGCGCACCAGACGCAAGGCTGCCGAATTAGAGTATCGCAAGTTGAAGCTGGAACGAAAAGTCAAGATGTTCGACAGCTTTATGAAAGTATTGGTGGCGATAGTGGTATTCCACGGATTATGCTGCGTGACCGCATCGTATGTATTCGCATGGCATGGCATCATGGAGCCGCTTGAAAGCCTCTCGGAGACTATAGCGAGGGAGATTGCCGCACCAGTCGTAACCTACGGTCTGACAAAGACCATAGAAAACATCAGCAAGTACAATGACTGGATTGAGCGATACCTGTACTGGAAGCACGGCATCCCGGCGAGAAGCTCCGAAAAGACAGAAACAGAAGAAGAAAATACACCCGGCGAACCGCTGGGATAATGAAAGGAGATACATCATGTTAAAGCTGTTTATCAGTCAGCCAATGAAAGACAAGACCAATGAGGAAATTGAGGCGGTAAGAGAGAAAGCCATAGCATCAGCAAAGAAGAACCTTGCCGATGCAGGAGAGGAGATTGAAGTCATAGACTCATTCTTCAAGGATGTCCCACACGATGCAAAACCGCTCTGGTTCCTTGGAAAGTCTCTGGAGCTGCTTTCCACTGCCGATGTCGCATACTTTGCAAAAGGCTGGGAGGAAGCAAGAGGTTGTCGTATTGAGAATCAGTGCGCTATCGAATATGGCATTGATATCATCGAAGATTACACAGATTAAGGAGGATGAAGAAATGACATTACCCATGTTTTTAGGACTGTTGTCCGCATTCAGCGTATTGACCTCTATGCTAATGGAGGCAGCAAAGAAATGGCTGGCATCCTTGCACAGGGATTATGCACCGAACATCGTCGTTCTGATGATCGCATTCGTTGTGGGTGTCGGAGGCACAGCAATTTTTTATGTGTTCGTGTCCGTTCCGTTCACGGGCATCAATGTGATGTGCATGATCTTGATGGGATTCGCCGTATGGCTCGTGGCGATGCTCGGATACGACAAAGTAGTCCAGCTTATCAAACAGTTCGCACAGTTAGGAGGCTGATGATATGAAATATACAGACAAGAACGCTCCCTATGTCTGTATGCAGACGAATAGCACTTGCTATAAGGGAACGAAAAAAGGAAATGTCCTCGGTGTCCTCTGGCACAGTACAGGAGCAAATAACCCGACTCTGAAAAGGTATGTCCAGCCGTCAGATGATGCGCCAGACAGAGAAGAAGCCCTTGCGAAGCTCGGAGTAAATAAGAACCACAATGACTGGAACCATATCAAGCGTAACGCCGGGCTGAATGCCTGGATTGGTAAGTTCGCAGATGGCACAGTTGGAACCGTCCAGACAATGCCTTGGGATTTCATGCCGTGGGGATGTGGAAAAGGCGAGAATGGATCCTGCAACGACGGATGGATTCAGTTCGAGATATGTGAAGACAAGCTGGTTGACGAGAAGTATTTCAATGAAGTCTATCGTGAGGCCTGCGAATTGACAGCATATCTCTGCAAGATGTTCGACCTTGACCCGTACGGAACACGGAATGTGAAATGTACTACGATTCCGGTTCTCACTTGCCACGCTGATGCAGCTGCTCTCGGCTTTGCATCCGCTCATGCCGATGTCAACCATTGGTTTGGCAAGTATGGAAAATCAATGGAGACAGTCCGTGACGATGTAGCAGCATTGCTCGGAAAGAATCCTGCCGAAGTACAGAATCCCACTGCGTCAGCATCAACGAGTTCCGCAACCTCTGGAAACTCGGACAACAGCAAGGTCATTTGGGATTACCTAATGGGTAAGCTCGGCAATGAATATGGTGTTGCCGGAATGATCGGAAATCTGTATGCTGAGTCCTGTCTTCGTCCAAACAATCTTCAGAACAGTTTTGAAAAGAAGCTCGGGATGGATGATGCCACATATACAGCAGCTGTTGACAATGAAGTATATGGAAACTTTATCAAAGACTCTGCTGGTTACGGACTTGCACAGTGGACATTCTGGACAAGAAAACAGAATCTGCTCGCTTATGCGAAATCTGTCGGAAAGTCCATTGGCAATCTTGGTATGCAGCTCGAATATCTCTGGCAGGAGCTGCAGGGCCACAAAGCACTGTTGCCGGTCCTGTATAATGCCAAATCGGTGTATGAAGCATCGACAGCTGTTCTTACTCAGTTCGAGAAGCCTGCTGATCAGTCTGAAACTGTCAAGAAAAAGAGAGCTGAATATGGACAGACATTTTATCAGTTGTATGCAAAAGGAAGTTTGAAACCTGTTGAACAAGATGCGAATAATGTTACACAAAGTTCAACATTGTTAGAACAGAAGTATGCAACGGGAGATTACAAGGTAGTTCTCGGACCAATGCGAATTCGTTCCGGTCCCGGACTCGGATATCAACAGAAGAAGTTCAGCCAGATGACTGCAGCAGCTCAGCAGCTGAACAAAGTATATGCAGACACAGGGCTTGCATATTACGGGGTAGGAACGGTGTTCACAGCATTGCAGATTCAGAAATCATCTGATGGATCATGGTGGGCTAAGAATCCGTCCGGCTGGATATGCCTTGCAGATGCCAGCAAGGTTTATTGCGAAAGGAAGTGATTGATATGCTGAATAGCTTTCCGGAGCTTTTCATCATAGTATTTGCCGGAATGATTTTATTCGGCATAGCATTAGTTGTCCTTGTAACATGGCTCGGTCTTGCTATTATGCACTGGGCCACAAAGGAAACAGGCATTGATTAAAGACAAAGGGGCTGCTTGGCGGCCCCTGCTTTTTATATGTGTTTCTCTTTCTCTTACTATTACTCTTTCTCTTTCTCTTTCTCTACGTAACGATGTTCGACATTATTAAACAATGTTGTAACAATGTTCGCACATCATTCAGAATTTCAAAGTACGTATCACATAGGCGCTCGATAGCAATAGGCAATTCCGACAAAATTCAGAAGTCGGCATTAGACAAAAATTCGATTTCTGTTGCTACAGAAAGCATCAATACTTTTACCATGTAACAATCAAAAAGTCACCACAGAGGTTTTAAGTGGTTCTACAGACATATGATTTTTAAGATCAGCAGCAGGCAGATTTTAGAGTATGCGTCAATATCTATTTCCGACAAATTTTTAGTTGCCGGTCAGTCATTTTTGCCCCGCAAGTCTGCAGATGGATTTCTTCCTATTACGAGAAAATCACCAGATATTTTTTCAAAAACTTTCAGTAAAACCCTTTACAAATGGAATAGTTCTGCTATCGTACGCCCGTAGCATTAACAAAGCCCATATGGGCTGATTTCGGCAGGAGGAAGCAACAGGTGAATGGTGATGAAAACATGACTGAAAAGCAAGCTGCGAGGCTTGTTGAATGGGTGAAAGCCCAGGGAATGACAACAGAAAAAGCATATGAAGCTCTCGCATTCGTAATGAATGCAGAAGACAAGGAGGATAAAAAGAAAGAAGCCTCAAAGGCTTAGGAACCCGGCTTCTTTCGCATCACAGTGGGGCGGACCTGCCGCCGCCCTGCACTTGTGATTGTAACACGGCAGGAGATAAATCACAAGGAGGATTTGAAATGGCAGAAATGACGATCAGACAATGGCAGGACGAATATCGCAGAGGGATGTTTGAAGATGGAGATTTCGACACGCAAGTAAAGGCAGGATGGTATGACTGGTTCTGCAAGAACAGTTCCTTGCAGAAAAAAACGGAGAAGTTCGCAAAGATTATCAATGGCATCACGAATGACTGGATGCTCGATAACTTCCGAATCTGGTTTAAGAACAACTGCCCGTGTGTCGGACCTCTTTATGACGATATCCGGTTTGAGCCGATGGATGAAAGCAGGCGAGATCAGCTCTATTTCGTAATCAGCATTGATGACAAGCGAGAGGATGACAAGTACTGCATTTTCACAGCAAGAAAAGGCTACGAGAAAGAAGTCGGACTTGGAAATGTTAAGGATGTCATAGCATGGATCAATGCCTGGGAGCAGGAGGCAGCGTAATGGTAGCAGAAGAATTAAGAACAGTTCAGAAAGAAGAAGCAGTAAAGAGAATGAAAGCATTGAAGATGCTCGACCAGCCGATCAAGGAGTTCGAAGAGGAGGACAAGCTGAATCTGTCAGAAAGCCACGGTATCCTGTACTGGCTTGATGAAGAGGAGCAGAAGATGGTAGATCGGTTCGAAAAGGAGCATAACGGCCTTGTTTACCATGTTATTAAGTCATTCACGACAATTGGGCTGATGTACTCGCTTCTGTATGTATCTGAGTATCTTGAAGAATGGAAGATGGATATGGAAAACATAGATGATGAATGCCAGCTCGCATATGTGGTGAATAAGGATATGCCGGACTGCAGTGAGTTCGGCACAATAGGCATTAAGCCGATGAATGGGGGCGTTGTAAGAACATGGTAGCGGTAGATGAAGAAAAAGACATCAGAGTATGCCCGGAATGTCAAAAGCAAGTTGATAGATCGGATATGCAGTTCACTCATGACTGTCACGGCATTCCGTTCAGATTGCTGTGCTGGAAGTGCTATAACAAGGCGATGGCGAAAGGCTACGACGGTCAGTATTACACAGAGGCTGATGAATGCCTCGATTACGATTATTAGGAGGAAGCTATGGCAGACAGATTCATTGAAATCAGCATGAAGCTGACAGTAACAGATGGAGATATTGACGACATTATGTGCACGGCTCTGGAGGGCGGTGTGAACTACTGGGCTGATGACTGCGAGGTAGTCAACGGCGAGTATCTTGGCAAGTGGGCACATGAACATCTCAGCAAGGGCGATACGCTCCGGTTTCATGTGATGGAGCCGTTCGATGACGACGATACTGAATACTACGACTTGGACGAAGAGAAGTTCATAAAAGGCTTGAAGATGTATTTGCAGGATCCGGACAAGCCGTACGAGATAGTCAGTATGGATTTAGAAGATGGCTATTACAAGCTCGATCCCGGAATGGTAGATGCAGATGTGGCAGATATGATCGTTCAGTATGCGCTGTTTGGAGAAATTATCTACGGATAGGAGGTTTAGATGAAGAGATATACATGGGATGACCTTTATGAAATGGCTGACGACAAGCCGTGCGGTTCTGCCGAACTGAAAGCCAAAGACAAAGCAAGACATCAGATCAGATGCAGGATCATGGACTCTGCAATGCACGACATCGAAGATGATGAATGCCCGGAAGATTCCATTGATGATTGGCTGAGATTCGGATATGAGCAATTTGGCAGACACCTAATGTTTGATGATGCAGGAAACATTCAGCCGATGCCGGAAGAAAAAGCCTTGCAGGATATCTTCATATACGTACCTGCGGCGAACCAGATCGTTAGGATTGCAGAGGGAACAGGAGATAATCTGCTGCACGAAGATGAAGAACTCGGCTATGTCGATTATCTCTATTACGAACAGTACGGAATGGAGCAGGACTTCCCGGAAGAAGATGGGGGCATGATGCTGTTGAAAGTACGAGCTTTTGAAAGATACGACACTATGTATGATGCAATCGAAGATATCTTGGATATGGCGTACGGAAATAGCAAGGCCAAGTTTGTAGCGCTGATGCCGGATGAACGCTTCGAAAAAATCAAAATAATTCAGTAAAAATACTTTACAACCATGCCGGACCTGCTATCGTACGTAGTACGATAAATCCAACCACAAAGGAGGCAGTTAAGATGTTAGAAACATACGGCAGGGAAGAATTTTACAAAGGAATCTGGATTGATTTCAATGACTATGGACACAACGAGTATTCGGTTCAAATCGACAGTGGTGATGATTACATGTTTGCAACTATTGAAGAAGCAAGGAAGTTCATAAATGAACTCCTGGAAGAGTTAAAAGCAGAATAAGGAGGATGCCAGTTATGATGAAATCAGAGTTTATCGAAAGAACCGGATTTGAACCGACAGCAGATGAATACAGGGAGATCGAAGAAGAATACTACGGATTCGAAGGAGACAAGGACCAGTACTGCAAGCAATGGCTTAAGAACGGTGGCGTGAACCGACTTGCAAGACGCAGAACTGCACGGATCGAAGAACTTGAACAGAAGCTGGCAGCAACCGAGAATAACGCCAGAGAGCAGGAAGACCGCTTGAATGGAATCATCTGCCGCAAAGTCAATGAGATAGGCGAACTGAGAGCAGCATATGAGAGTACAAGCAAGGCACTGGAAGAAAAGACAGCGCAGTTCAATTCGCTGAAAGATGATGTCGAAGTAGCAAAACGAGGTATAGAAGTTATGTGCCGATTGTTTGGAATGGAGGCAAAGATATGAAAAGAAAAGGATTCGAGACAGAGCAAGCAGCGCAGCACTTTGCGTCACAAGTAGGCGGAACAATAAGATTCGCACCGCTTCCCGGATATATGGGAATGGAGCCGTACTGGATAGTCGAATGGGAGGAAGCAATATGAAAAGAAGAGATGCGGAGAACCTAGTGTTTGGAGTTAGCTTCGAAGATGCAAAGACCAATCTTATGCTGACCGGAGCAGACTACAAGATCAAGCCGTATGGCAAAGGAGAAATCATCCTGGTCAAGTGCGAAGATGGCAGTTTCAGAGTAAGCAGAACGAAAGGAGGAGACGGATGCATAGTATCGAGAATCGGAAGTTTAGGAATGGCCAATCTGTAAAGATAGATGATATAGGACCGCTTGCAGTCATACTTGAAGTTGCTAGGGGAAAACTGAGAGTAGTTCTTGATGGAGAGGAGTTTTGGGTCAACAAGAAGCTCTGTAAGGTAGCGTGAATATTCGAAAATATTTCGGTAAAACTATTGACAAATTGGATATATCCAGCTATCGTACGAGCATAGGACATCACTTTTACTGAAAGGAGGATCCGATTGGAGAAAGAATTGAATACCGGAAAGCCAGCGTGACGGACTTTGGCGAGACGGTCACGCCAGCAGATAGCATCGGGTGATGCGAACATTCCGGCAAGAGAACTGTCGCCCTCTTGTCTGAATGATACCAACAAGGCGGCTACTTGTAAAGAATAGGAGAAATAGAAATGGTTAGAGAAATCGTAGAGGAAGTAAGAGCAAGAGTACAGGAGATCATGGGAGATGAGTACGAAACGTACATTAACGAGAAGCAGGAGACAAATAATGGAACGGTTTTGCAGATAGGTGCAAAGAAGATCGGCACAAATATCGGCCCTAGCTTGACGATCGCACAGATATGGGAGGATTTTGATGGAGAAATCGACGATGTGGCGCATAAGGTAGCCGAGGCATTAGAAGACGCAATCAGACAATGCCCAATTGATGACGTAGATATGCTGTCAGATCCGGATTTCATCAAGCAGAATTGTTATTTTAGCTTGATTAACGCTGAGAAGAATGAAGAGCTAGGAGAACAGGCAGTATGTGAGGAGTTTCTGGATCTGCTTGCTGTTGTAAGAGTAAAAGTATCAGATGGAGCAACATACGTATTAAGAAACGACATGCTTGACAAGATTGGACTTGAAAGAAGCGAAGTTCTTACAGCTGCCAGAGAGAATACAAAAAAGGACATGGAATCTGTTTCGATGTTTGACACATTGGTTCAGATGGGTGCTCCGGCCTGCTTCGAAATGGAAGATGATGGCATTATGACAGTGTGCAGTAACAAGAGAAAAATGCACGGAGCAGCATTCATGATGTACACAGACCTGCTCGCAGAGCTTGCCGAAAGAAAGAACTCCGATTTGTATATATTGCCGTCAAGCATCCACGAAGTATTGGCAATTAAAGCAGATCAGTGCGAAAGCGAGGAGACGCTTGCAGAAATGGTTAAGGACGTTAACAGGACGCAGGTTGCCCCGAACGAAGTTCTGTCAGACAGTGTTTATCTCTATAGCAGAGAAGATGGAACGATCAGAAAGGTGGCTTAATGGCAGACGCAAAGAAGCCTTGCGTGGGCTGCATTTATTATGCAGCCTGCGGAAGCACCAACCGCACAATGCCCTGCAAAGGAAGGGTGACAAAAAGCCAGAAGAAGAAAGAAGAAAAGGAGGCGAAGAAATGCCGAATCATGTCAAGAACCGTATAAGAATGAAAGGAATAGCGCAGCTGCCTCTGTTCGTAAAGTACGATGACGGGGGGGTGCAATTCGACTTTGAAAAGATTATCCCGAAACCGGAATCGCTCGATGTTGAAGCAGGATCAAAGGAAACGGAAGCGATTGAGATGCTGATAATGAAGCTGTCAACTGCGAAGTTCGTTTCGAGCGATGTAAGGGTAACCCAGATCAGACCCTTTAGGCAGCATACGGATGAAGAGGCACAGGAGCTGATGGAACTCGGAGTTAAGTATGCGGAGAACATCGTTAAGTACGGACACAGTAGCTGGTATGAATGGTGCATCGCAAACTGGGGTACGAAATGGAACGCATACTGCACTGATGTAGTCGATGATGACACAATCACGTTTGAGACTGCCTGGTCCAATCCGGAACCGATATTGATGAAGCTGGCAGAAATGTATCCAAAGGCCCGCATAGAGCATGAATGGGCTGATGAAGATGCCGGAAACAACAGCGGATGGCGTGAGTATGACGGAGATGGCTGGATCGGAGACTATGACAGTGATGATGACACCGCATTTGAAAGATATATGGACCTGTGGGGAGAAAGCGGATGCTTCTCGAAAGACGAAGACGGCCACTGGAAAAGAAATGACTGTGAGACTTGCCACGGGTGCGACTGAAAGGATGTGATAAGAGAATGAATACAACAGGAGATGTAGTACTGAAATGTATGGAGCAGGCAGGCATCAATCAGACCGAGCTTGCCAGAAGAATGGGAATAGATAGAAGAAATCTGAACCAGATGCTGCACAGAGGACATGATATCAAGACTAAGATGTTCACAAAAATGCTTGAATGCATGGGATTTGACCTTAAGCTCGAAAAGGTTTCAGCTATCAGAGTGAATCAGAAGCTGCTTAATGTGATAGCCACCAGCGGGGAACCGAAAGGTAGATACTGGGGAACAGACAGTATCGGAGCTATATACAAGGGAGTCGTCAATGATGCATCCGGTATATTATCACAGGAGTTCTCCAGCAAGACTGAATTGATGGATTGGCTGACCAGCTTTGAATGATCGAAATAATCTCGATTTTTTCAGTAAAAACACTTTACAATCGGTGCCGGTCTGCTAACGTACGACGCACGATATACAAACCACACCGAAATGGAGGTAAAGAGAATGAGAGAAGTAAGAAGCATTGGCAGGATGTTTGATGCAGAAATCGAGATTTATTCTGAATGCAAGTACACCGCAGCATTGAAGACACTGGAAGAAAGCAAGCGAGTGAGGTGCAACGGCATCGTTAATTGGGAGATCGTCTCCGGCGAGGATGCGCAGGAGATCGAAAGTCACACAGACGGCTCCTGTATAGATGACCTGCATGAGTACTTGGTGCTGCACTTCGAGAATGGTGAAACAGCAACATTCAGAAACAGCTATGTCGATATGTTCAGAGTTTAAGGAGGAAGCGAAAAATGGCAGAAGATTATAGAGAGAAGATCAAGAAGCTGCTGGCACTTGCTGAAAGCGACAATGAGCACGAGGCGAAGTCGGCGTTGCTGAAAGCCAAGGCATTGATGGCAGAGCATAAGCTGACAGAGGCAGACTGCAAGGACCTCAAGAACAAGAAAGTAAAGCATATCGTGACAGAAGTCACATACAGCAAGCGCAGAGACCCTTGGATGTGCAATCTGTACAATACCATATCTGAGAACTACTGTTGTCAAGGATATGAGCAGAAGAAATACGATATGCAGACCCGGACAGTTGCTTTTGTTGGCCTGGAAGATGATGTGGAGCTATGCGTAGCAATTTTCAAGTATGCTGTCGATTGCATCCATGCAGAACAGAAGAGAATGAAAAAAGACTTGATGCAGTATAGCGATGCCTACAGAAAGTCGGTTCTGGTAGGTTATGGCTCCGGTTTTGTGAAAGGCATCAAACAGGCATTCGAAATCCAGAAAGCACAGAATGAAGTAGGCTGGGGGCTGGTAATGGTTATGCCGGCAGAAGTCGAGGCCGAGACAAAGGATATGAAGCATTCGACATTCAGCGCAGCTGCATTAGATCAGCAGTCACATAAAGGATATATGGCAGGACTTGAAGACGGCAAGAAGTTCGATCCTGGAACGAAGCTCCAGGGCGAAGAAACAAAGGAGGGTAGACTATGTTTAGCTTAGAATTGCAGACCGGGAATGCTGCATTCTGCAGCCCGACCACCGGAGAGCCAAGCCATATATTCGAAGCACAGGAAGTAGCCAGCATTCTGAGATATGTCGCAGACAAGATAGATGATGGATTTGGTGAAAACAGAAGTGGAAGCTGCATAGATGCGAATGGCAATAATGTCGGCAGCTGGAAGTTCCAATAGGAAGTAGGTGGTGAAAAATGAGAAAAGGCGTAAGGATAGAAGATGCAGCACATGAATGGGTGTCCTCGTTCAATGCCTACCCGGAAAACATGATCCGCATGGTGATAGAAGCATCGCACTATACGGAGTTCAATGAAGTCACCCCCCCTGGCAATGGAGATAGGGTGTATATGCTTGAACGTGATGAGTACGGACGCATTGAATCGCACGAAGATGATATGTTCGAAATCGAAACTGACAGCGGAGACACAGTAAGAATATCCGGCGATCAGCTGGATGTTGAGCGTGACGGCGATCTGCCGATGTGGGGAACGCTATGGGGATTCGGAGACAGCGCAGATGATTACTGGCTTGAAGAACTTGGCGGTCTCCAGATAATGTCCGATCTTGGATTCAGAATCTATGAGAGCGAAGAGTTTGGTTACATATTCGGCATAGACGGATGTGGCTACTCGTTCTATGAAGCGCACTGGATTCCGCTGTACAAGGCAAGAGGATTGCAATGGCATGACCCGGACGCAGATAAGCCGGAACCCCTTGTGAAGATTACCTGTTATGGACAGACAGAGGAGCTGACAAGAGATGATGCAATCAAGAAATATCTGGACGGAGTGAGATGCTGCGAGGGAGCAGAACGAGATCGTTATTTGAACATTTACTTACAGCTGTTAGATGGTTGTGAGGAATGTTCAGATGAAGATATACAGACTATGTATTAAGGCGAAAGGAGTTTAAGATGAACAGAGTTGATTTGACAGGCAGGCTTACAAGAGACCCGGAGGTAAAGTATGTCGGGCAGAATGGAGATTTGTGCATGGCGACATACACACTTGCAGTAGACAGGGAGTTTGCAAGGGATGATGAGCAGGACGCAGACTTCATAAGATGCAAAGCCTTCGGCAAAAGAGGAGAATTTGCAGAAAAATATTTCTGTAAGGGCATGAGAATAGGCGTGTGCGGCAGAATCCAGACCGGAAGCTATGATGACCAGGAGACCGGGAAGAAAGTATACACGACTGATGTCATGGTAGATCAGCAGGAGTTTCTGGAAAGCAAGGCGGCAAATGAGCAGCACAGATCAGAAAACGGTTCTGCATCTGGAAGCAATCAGACCCAGGCAGATGAAGATGGTTTCATGAACATACCCGATGGTATTGACGAAGAACTTCCTTTCGTCTAAGATGTCGGTAGTATTACAGATGTTATGTCTTCTATATAATAAGTAGACATTCGTCACATCCGGATGAAGATTAGAAACACAGGGGATGCGTGCTTCTTTAAATAAAAAAATTTTGGACCTAGGGGACGGGGTTAGTGGTTCATTTTTTGAACCACTAACCCCGTCCCCTAGGTCCATTTTATTTATTCCTTATTTCCTGCGCCTTCAGAATACTTCTCATCGCAG